ATGAATTATTTAATATCAAGAGAACCTGACTCCGATTATATTGAGCATTATGGTGTTTTAGGTATGAAGTGGGGTCGGAGAAAAGCCATCAAATTTGCTGCAAAAGCTGAGCGAGCACGTAAGGCTGGTAATAAAGAGCTCGCTACCAAATATAAAGAAAAATCTAAAAGATTAGAATCAAAACACATGAGACGAGCCGGTGGAAAGAAGTCATATGACTATAGCGGCAAAGAATCGCTTGGCAAGTCAATTGGTAAAACACTCATATTCGGAACATATGGTACACTTCGTTACAATGAAGTAAAAGCCAAGGAGCGTGACCGAGGCAAAGCAGTTGTTGCTGGTTTAATTGGTGAAATTGGAAATGGCTTTACTGGCGGATTACTCGGTATTGTAGAGCCTCGACTTAGAGATAAAAATGGTAATCTTTAAGAAAAATAACGAGGATAAATCAAAATGGAACTTAACTTTATGACCAGGCTGAAACACTCCTGGAATGCCTTTATGAATCGAGATCCGACATATAGCTCATTCCGTGATATTGGTATGAGTAGTTCATTCAGACCAGATAGACCGAGACTTACGAGAGGTAACGAGCGGACTATCATTACAGCTATTTATAACAGGATAGCAACCGATGTATCCGGAATTAACATTAATCATTGCAGAGTCGACGGTAATGGAAGATTTGTGGAAAACATCAACTCGTCATTAAATAATTGTTTGACACTTGAGGCGAATACCGATCAAACAGGTCGAGCGTTTATTCAAGATGTTGTTATTTCAATGCTGGATGAAGGGTATGTCGCAATAGTCCCTGTGGATACAACAATTGATCCAGCCATTTCTGGATCTTACGAAATCGACTCTATGCGAACCGGAAAAATACTCGAATGGTATCCACAGTATGTGAAAGTTCGAGTTTACAATGAGAAAACAGGACAAAAAG